CTCGAGGCCACCGTGGCATACGAGGGGGCGGGCTCGGGCTCGGTGAAGACTGGCGACCCGCCAGGTGCCGCGGATCCACCCTCGCCACTTTCAGTGCACGGGGGGGAGTCGTCTTGTTCCATGAGCTCGGCCACGGCATCTGCAATTACATCGATATCATATTCGGTCCCATCACTTGCTGCTTTCGGCTTCGTGTGTGATTTGCCAGGGCTTATCAAACGAAGTACCGCGGCGTCGGCAGCTTCGCGGTCTTTTTCGAGCATTGTGCGTGTCTCGATGCGGAGCGATCGTGCCTTCTTAGCTCGCTCCTTATTGCGCCTGCTCTTCTTCGTCGAATTCCCCTTCTTTTTCTTCGAGGGGCCGAGCCCTTCTAGAACCTCCTCGGCCCACTGAGCCTTGAGTCTCCGGGTGTGGGCCCGGAGCGCATCGCACGTGCTCTTGTGCCCGAAGCGCTTTGCCAGGTCCATGGCCGTGTCATTCGTATATGGTACCTTTTCGTCGACACTCCACCCCGCGGCGAGGAGCTCCACTACTCCGTCAGTCCACCCTTCGCGTGCAGCCAGGTGAAGCAGCGTCTGTGCACCGTATGTCGTAGTGTGCGGCTGTGTCTCGATAATGTTCTTGAGTGCGGCAAAGTCTTTTCGCTGGATCATTGGCGTCACCTCGAGCCACAGTATCCGCAACGCTGGCCCCGGATCCGATCGATGGTACGCACCCGCCTCCACGAGCGTGATACCATCGGCCTCGTACTCGCGGCATTCGCCGTCGTATAGGCCATTGTAAAAATGACCTGTGAACCGAACGACCGTGCTCTTGTAATCCATTAGTAGAGCAAGCGCCTCGCGCAGGTCCCGCGATGGTACGAGCACGTCTGTCATTATCCACGCGCCTCGTGTGGGATCAAACTGCACTATCGTGCCTTCGCCGTGCAAATTACAGTCTTTGAAGTCACCGTAGATCGCAAATGGTTCGTACTCATCGCTCCCCGTGTGGTAACAGAGCCCGCGTCCGTGTGGAAATACCCCCCCATCATGCTCCCCAACCTCGCCCACGTACATCATTTTCGCATGGTGCTCTCGCTCGCCGTCCTTCCGAATGTTACTGGGCAAGAGGTCACACACCCGTGCCGAACACACCCCTATTTTCGCTCTTGTTATACCATTGTCCCGCGGGAACATGCCATTTTTCTCCATCGTGCCCCCTTCCCCGCGCCTGGATCTCGCTCCCGTGGACCACACCCGGATCTCGCTCCCGAGGATGATATCCATATTCTCATCCACCTCTGCGATCCATCCATCCCCCTTCTTGATGCCGTTCTCCCACGATCCCATCCTACATATATCGTCTGTGTATTCCACTCCTTCACCATGTGGAACGTCACACCGGAATCTTCCCTTGTGGCACAGTTTTCCTTTGTTGTTGTAGCTGCACCCGGCGCCGCATCTCTTGCCCAACTCAAACTCCCCGCTGTATTTTAACAAACTAGGATTCCGATTGGTCCTCAGTACGCCCTCGCCGTGCTGCAGGCCCCCTGGCAATATCGTCCCATTGTACACTCCATCGCAATACTCGCGATCTGCAACAGAGTGCGCCTCCGCGGAAAACTTGACATCAAATGCAAATTCTCCCTCCTCCATCACCATATCCTCCACCTCATACATCTTCATGTAGATTACATCACCTGTGTGTTTGCACCCTTGAAAATAAAACCCTACTTCGATGCCTTTCACCGGTATCTTCGTACCCCTCCCTTGTATACTAAGGCTCATCTCGCGAAGCATTCGAATGCAGTTCATCAACGTCTTGCCTTCTTTCGTCTTCTGTATCAATTTCAGTCTCCGTTGCGACTCCACGCGCTTTGCGTCCACCACAACCAGCTCACCCATATCTACTTCCATAAAGTCGAAATCACCTTTTTCGCTCCAACCATCTCTCTTCACCTCTACCCACACCGGTATCTTCCCTATCGTCGCCGACGGGAACATCTTCAATCCTGCCGCTGCCTTCTTCGCTTGTCTGCCTGTTTCGAATTCTGCTCCAATTTGCTCCATCCCCCTGTGTGAGCGCCGGTGCACCGACCGAAAACCATCCATCGAACTGAACAGCATCGTAACCGTAGCACAGCCAATCGGGCCGATCGCGCGGTTCTGGTGTGCGTTGACCATGACCATGTGTGGTGGGTCGTGGCATGCTGTACGGGTCATCGGGGCCCCATTGTGAGCTGGTGGCGCGGACTTGCGCGCCGCCTTGGTGGCGAGCTGCTTGAGCGGGGCCTTGCCGCCGGTGCTCTTGCGAGCGGCCTGCTTGGCGCGTGCCATTGCGGTGAGGTTGGCCGGCCTCGCGACCGGTATCTGTGACTTCGTTGTTACGACTGCAATTGTACTTTGGTCGCAAACAAATGTAAATTTACTATTTTCGACCAACATTATACAACCAGTCTCAAAGAAACTGATCTCACACCCAGGGCACCAGCACCACAATGCGCTATGACGGTCCCTGCCGTGGAACCGGTCCATGCCAAGTTTTGCGCTAGAATAGCAGGGGGGTGTACTACGCCCATACAGCACAAAGCATCGCTCAAGATCGCCACAGTCATCACCAACGTACTCAAGATCAACCGCGGCGCCACCACTATCAAGTGCAAGACAACCAAGCGCCGTGCTTACAAGATTTTTGCCGCGCTCCGTGTACCCGAGAACCGCAGAGAGGGTGTACAGGAGGCCATACAGGCGTGCGCGGCGCGCAGTGACCACTGGAAGCGGACAGTGGCGCAGCTTATAGTCGACATGGTAGGGCAGAGCGACGATATACGAAAGGAGTTCCCGGATTGTATAGGTGCCCTGGAAGCACCTCGGGAATCGCGCCTAGCGCCTAGCCTGGTACGGGCGGACGACGCTAGACGGCGCAGAGAGCGAGAGCGTATTGAGGCTCTGGAAGCGGCCACTCGGATAGACTGCGACAAGTGTGGCGCGCATGCGAGTGTCAATGTTCGCGTAGCCAAGCAGGGCAAAAAAGGCGGCGCGGGCGGCAAGGCGGCAGACGTGGCACACTACGAGTGCATCGCGTGTACGAGCAAGTGGTGTGATTCGAATGAATGAATAGATCGGACAAATCGAGTGAGCGCCCCTAGGATGCATCAGGCCCTATGCGATCGCAGTGGCATCGAATGAATCTCCAGCCACAGCGATACCGCGTCGCCGCGGAAAAATTGTAAACTCCGGTGCACGCGGACGGGCACGTGGTCTTCGAGCGTGTCTATGAGCACCGAATCGCCACAAACGACGAGGCGCGCGTCCTGCGCCCGCGAGTGGACACTCGAAATCCACTGGGCATCGGGCGCCGACAGGACCGAGAGGAGGCCCCGGGTCGCCCGTGCAGTCCCCCCGTGGACAGCCTGGCACCTCGGCGGGTGCTTCAGTCTCCACTCCACCTGCATCGCCACCCGGCGTGTCCGAAACCCGCACACCGCCAGCGCTACGCGCCAGCCCCCCGCGCACCGCGCCGTCGCACGTGCACCGCCCTTGATCTCGCGGTTGTGCTGGCGCAGTCGCCGCGGTAGGTCGCGTGTCATCCCGCGGTATGTGCGGCCAGTGACGGAGTTGGCGAGCACATAGCACGTCCACATCGTGTTTCGTCTCCTGTACCCACTATGTGATGCCCGCACGTGACGTGGGCCGTGTATATTTCGACCACCTTTTATAACTCATATCAATGGTCGTGCCACAAAGTGAGGTCAGGCATGCACACGGTCGCCGGGCCACCCCAGCATGCAAGACTCCGATACCGACCCCGAAACGACTGGGATCGGACTAATGCGGTGGCCGACATCCACTCGAGGAAGGGCATCGATACCTGGAAACCCCGGACATCCTTTTGACGCATCGCCGTGTGGACAGAGCGAGCTTGCTACTCGTTGTCCGCGCCGCTGCTCGCCGCCGTGCCAGCGAGGATTGCGGCGGCAATACGGGTGTTGGTCGTGTCGTCAAAGTGCAGCATGTCAGACGTGTGCCGCACGGGAACGTGATCGATGCGGAGTACGTCGGCGTTCGTGTACGGCTCGACGATTCCCTGCAGTCGAGTAGTTATATCGTCCGTTGAGAGCGGTAGTGTGCCGTGGTGGTAGCCACCCGGGGGTCCCATAATAACGACCCTGCTATACTCGCGACTGAGCCGGGCGACAACACGGCCAATGCTATCCTCTGCACGTCCGAGGCAATCCGTAGTCTCACATTGCTCGATGTCGTTCCCGCCGATCGACACCACGGCGAGGTCGCGTGAGCGCCCCCCGTGCACTGCCCCGGGCGCATCCCTCAGTACGGTGTCGAGCTCTGCGGCGAGCATGCCGGACCGCACGAGGATGCCAGTGCATCGTAGTTTGTCGGCCAGCCCGGCCTCGCGGTTCTCCTCGTGGCGAATGAAACGACTGTCGCCATAGCAGTGCATGTTTCCATTCGACCGCATGTAATGTTCGACCGCTTCCCAGGGTCGGTCCCGGCACATTGTCGAATTCGTCCCCGGTGGAGAAAGTGGGCGTCGCGATGTTGCCCGCCGAGCCGCGTCGCACGACGAGGGTGCTGAGCGAATACCAGCGCAAGTATCCGCCCGAGCCCACGGCCCCTAGGCCAATCCTCCAGATGCTCCGGGTTGCACGGGAATCGACACGGAGCGCAGCCCCGCAAGTGCCCCCGCGGCCAAGCGCCAATGTTTTTACGGGCGGGATGTATATAGAAACGCGTGGTAATATTTTGTGAACCCTGGAGAAACTAATATGGCGTGCCGTGACATCGGCGCCTTCCGTGCCGAGATGGACGGGGCGTGCGGCGACTACAAGTCCGCCGAGTGCCACACGATGGCGCGAGAGGCGATGCGCCGATATGGCACCGGCTGTATCGACCAGCCGATATTTGGTACCAACATGCCGTCTTTTTCAGCCTACTTGTGCACGGGATCGCACAGTGCGCAACTCTCCGTCTGTAAGGGGTCGTCGCCTCGCAACAACGCCGTGGCTCTCGCCCCCACAGTTCCGAAAGTTTCAAGTGGCGGGTGGCGAACCGTGGGCGCAGTGGGCGCAGTGGGCGCAGTGGGCGTAGTGGGCGTAGTGGGCGCAGTGGGCGTAGGATCGCAGAAGCTCGCGCAGCGGCGACATCGACAACTCGAAGAACAGGCACAACGCACACAACTCGAAGAACGGGCACAACGCAAAGCGAAATTGTATGAACGCTTACAGGACGTCAGAACAGGACGTCAGAAACTGACGCCGTGACCACAATGAGAGTACATTACGCCCACACTCGTACAAACTCTCGGGTTGCCTCGCCCAGCCCTCCGTGCGCCAGCATCTCCGGTGGCACGCCCACCCGGTATGCTCGACAGATGAGGAGTGTCATAATCCACATTCCCTGTGGGTTGCCCCTCCAGTCCGCATGTGTGTACGGGCGCTCGATGCCACGTGTCAGCTCGTTGTACTCCTGCTGCGCAGGGGTCAGAGCGTTGCGACTGCGGAGTGGGAAGTGCACGACAGCGGCGTCCCATCGCTGCCGCTGCTCCAGGGGCCACTCCCAGTAGCACTTGTATACATTGAGCTCGCGCGGACAGCGTGTGTGCACCAGGTCGATGCGACTCCGTAGAGTTTCCCGGAACCGCGGAATGCACCAGGGACCTTTCTTGGGCGCCCCGCGCGACTGTCGCAGGAGTGCCTGCGTATCCACCCATTGCACCCGCCCCCGCGAACGGGCCTCAAACTCTGGCAGTGACGCCAGTCGCCGGCGCAGGCGTTCGTGTGCCTCCGGCGTTGGGGCGCCATCACGGCTCAGTGTCCTCCCCGCGAGCTGTGTGCATATCCACTTGTACTCCTTTTCATGCCTCATGTGATCGCGCCACATCTCGTCATTGTCGACGTCGGGGGAGTAGATTGTCCCGTCATAGTCTCGGTCGATGCACTTTGCGGCGAGGAAGCGGGCGTACTGGCGGACGGCCCCAGAGCTAGCACCGCCGGGTAGCGTCGCCGCAATGGCATCGCAAGCACGGAGGAATTCGGTACCCATGGTCGCTCGCATGGTAATAGGTGCACTTGCAATTGTACCGGTACTGTGTTTATGATTGGTCGCAAACACACCAATATAAAAATGGGACCACAAATGTAAATGGCGCCGCCACGCAAGTCCGCGGGGCGCAAGTCCTCCGGGCGGAAAGCGAGCAGTACCGAGCCCACCACATACTGGCTCACGATTGGCCGCCCGGAGTGCGGTGTTCCGGCATTCCAGTTCAAGACACAGGCGGAGGCGACCGCATGCGGTCGGTTCCGCGGAGGAGTCTACGCCCGATGGGCCTCGGTATTGATCGTCGGCGTCGCCGCGATCGCGGCGGCGGCCACCTACGCCGACCTCGAGCTGAGGGGTGTTATTGGTATTCTCGCCGTCGCTACGGCCGGGATAGGCGTCGTCTTCGCGGTACTGCCCGCCGCGATGGGGTACCTCGCGACGGCGGAGTGGCAGACCGCACAAGCGTCGATGAAAGCGTACAAGGCGAGTGGCATGTCGCAGAAGGAGGTCATGAAGCGCATGCAGGCCGAGGCGCTCCAGGAGATGCAGACCCAGGGGATGATGCGAGCCGCCGAGATGATGCGCGCTCGCCGGTGATCACCAGGCGAGGGGCGACGGGAAGTAGCGATCGAGCAGCACGCCAAACTCGTCCCAGAGTACTCTCTCGTCCCACTCGGTGTCTGTCTTGCTATAGAGGTCGTACTGGTTGAACCGCCTCACTGCCGTCTTCAGCTCACTGTCACTCGGCTGCTCCGCCCATGCGTAGGCCCCGCCCCCGTGCCACGGGTAGGCCGAGTGGAGACGCACCATCGCGAGGGCCGTATCGGGGAGCAGGGCGCCGTGCCCCGCCACGCGCATCTCCTCGCGGTGGCGCCAGAGGACCTGGTACAGGTACTCGTCGTGGCCCCACGCAAATAGCAGGGACTGGACGCCGCACCCCGGGGCGTACATCCCCGTCTCCGACGCATATCGCGGGTCGGTCGCATCGGGGTTGAGCGAGCCGAAGCGTCGAAATACGGCACACTCGGGGAGAGCGCAGCCCACGGCCCACGTGTCGCCACTGAGCCCCCACTGCGCCGCCCCCGCCCCCACCTGCTGGCCGTCCGTGGCATCACCCCACAAGAACATGATCTTCCCGACGTCGTGGATGAGCCCGGTGACCTGCATCCACTCGGGCTCGCCGGCGGCTCGCATCGCCGCCGCAGTCTGATACGCATGTGCGAGGTTCGGGAGGCCGATGTCCGGGTCGGACGCATCGACGTACGAGCGCAGCTGGGCGAGGGCCTCGCGCATCGTCATCCGGGCGTGTGTGAGCGGGCCAAACTTGGCGTGCATACGGTGCACGTACGCCACAGTCTGGTGGGAGCGCATGAGGCGGTAGTGACGCTCGACCACCTCATGGCGGTCGGAGTCGGTAAAGTTGCGGAACGGGGAGCCGGGGTCCATTTCCCAGGTGTCGACTATTTTTGTGTTTGTGTAATCAATGCGACCAAAGTTAATTACCAACAAAAGTTATGACCACAGGCTTCGACGCCAGCGTACGGCCATGGTCTACGAAATCGTCGCCCTCGCGGAAGCAGTGGGACCGTGCTGCCCATCCCGCGGGATCCTGCCCGAGACGCTAGGGACCGTCTACACCGAGTCCGACCGGGGGCCCCAAGCCACCGCAATCCTCCGCATCTGGGGCCGCGGTGACCAGTGGCTCGTTCAGAGGATCGACAGCGAGGTCCCGGCGTTTGCAACGGTGGATGCGACGTCGCCGGTTGGGCTGGCGTGCACGACCGGTGCACTGGGCGCACACTGGGTGGTGAGCGACCGGTACGGCACGGGCAGGCTGTATGCGAGGAGGCGGGTGGAGTGATCTCACTCGGAGCCTCCGAATTGTCGCTGTAGCTCGATGGACGGCTGTTGCTCTGCACGGAAACGGCGCCCATGCTCGGCCAGCGCGCTCGCCGCCCTGGCAATGTCACGATTCAGAAGTCTAGGACCTGCGACGAGAAGCTCCGGGTGGAGCTGGTCCATGACCACGCTGGCACGATTGTATCGGTTATCGGTCAAGGCAGCGGGGGGGTCGACGTAAAGCCCGCGGAGGCCCCAGAGTGTACCCAAGCCATAATAGACACCGCCAGTTCCGGCGACACCTTTGCCCACGGTGAGGAGTGTGTCTGCAGCCGACATTGTGTATTTACTTACGAGCATCCCAAAAAACTACACGTCGTCCGTGTGGCGCATCCCGGCACAGACGGGAAACCGCGGCACCCCCGCATCCGTGAGCTCCTGGTAGCGCACAGTAGCAACCCACTGTTCACCGAGGTACTCCTCGCGGCGCCGCCACATGTCCTCTTTGTCCGCCTCGGTGCACTCGGGCGTGGCGGAAAACTCGAGACCGCCGACCGTGCGGCAGCGCACCGCACCGGCGGTGCCGGGCTGCCTGTCGCGTTCCTCGATCGCAATGACGGGGAACTCCGTCTGGATGAAGCGCTTTGCCTTGACGAGGTCGAGCGAGCGCTTCGCCCGGCAGTAGGGCGCCGCGGCGACACGGACGATCGCCCCCTCGTAGCCCCGGTCGATGAACCGCGCCACGGCCGCGTCGACAGAGTCGCGCAGCGCCCCGAGGCTGGGTGGCGTCGCCAGGGCCTCGGTGTGCACCGCCTGGAGCGCGTCAAGGTGCCCCGGGCTCACGAGCCCCGAGGCGGCGGCCAGCCACTCGTGCAGGCGGCGGATCCGCTCCGCGGCCGGCGCCTCGTCCACCGTGTCAAAGAGATGGAGCTGGAGGGCGGCCGTCTCCCCGGGCTCGACGTTGACCGTGCGCCGCGCCGCACCGACAATGCCCTGGAAGGAGGCACCGTGGCGGTAGACCTCGCCGTCGAGCCATGCGGCGGGCGGCGTGGCCACCTCCGACGCGAGGCGCACGGCCGCCTCGACGTGCGGCATCGAGACTAGCGGCTTGCCAGTGCGGCTGAACATGGCGCCCGTGGCCGTGGAGACGACGCAGCGGATCCCGTCGAGCTTCGGCTGCAGCAGGCACTCGGTGAGCAGGCGCTCGGGCCGCTTGAGCTTGCCCCAGTCGGTGGCGAGCATCGGTAGCGGGGCGCCGGGCGCCCCGGGCTCCGGCGCCCCGGGCGCCCCGGACTCCGCGGGCTCGTACCCGAGCCGCATCTTCTTCCGCGCCGCGGCGACCGCCTCGAACTCCGCCTGCTGCTCGGCCGTGCGCCCCTGCTTCCCCTCGCCGTAACGGCGCTCGCTGCGCTGCATCTTGCCGCCGGCCTTGCCCCACTCGACCCACATGCTGGCGCCGTCGACGCCCACGGTCCATCGCTTCGTGTCATTGGCGAGGGCGAGTGGCAGCTCCATGGGCCTTGGCTCACGGCACTCCCATCCTGGGCCATGCCCGCGACCACCGTACACCGCGACCCCGCAGGACAAAAAACACAGGGGAAGTTCAAAACATGCCCCTCTGTGTCGATCCCGCGGCGTTCCGCGCGGCGCCGTCGCCGACCCCTGCCCATGGGATCTCGGTGCGTGCCAGGTCGCGGCGACCACCGCGGGCGAGCGCTACGGTGCCGGGTGCGTCGAGCTGCCACTGTTTGAGGGCGGGCCGCCGCTCTCGCGGTATGTATGTACAGGATCGACGCCTCCCGCCCTGCGCCGGGTATGCCCGACCCCGGACCCCGGCACTGCTACGGGACCGGCGGTGGCAATTACTCAGCACGACGACAAGAACAATATCATAACGAGACCCGAGAGCGACTGGGCTCCTCGCACAGCTGTGCGGGGCGGGTGGTACCGGCAGTACTGCCGCGGGCGGCGCTGCCGGCAGCACCGGTGGGGGTGACGAGGGTGATCTATCATTCTACAAGACCGCGGCGGGGGGCCTCGGTCTCACCTCGGTGGTGCTACTGTCCGCGGTTATACAAGGCGATCGCCACAGGCGCCGATTGACGAACATTAACGCCGACCGTAACCACCAGCTTCAGACCAAGATGGCTGAATCCAGAAACCTCCGAGAGCACGTCGCCGGATTGGAACAACTCCCGAGGACTCTCGGGAATGACATTGTCGCGCTCGCGAAACGTATACCATCGAGTGAACTCGTAAATGTTAGATTGTCGGAAGAAGCCGCCGGACATCTCGGAGGGCAGCCCGGATTCGAGAGTTTCAAGACTGTCGTCATTCGCCCCGAGTAACCCGACTCTCGTCTGGGCGCACGGGGAGCACCGAGTGGTACGAACGCGCTCGCCGATCGCTTCGCGCACTTTTGCCAGGAGCACGCGCCGCTGCGTGCCGACCGTATTTTCATCGAGCAGCAGCCGCCGGGCGGCGGAGGGTGCGTGTTTGAGCAACTGCTGCTGGGAGCGTACCGCGCCAAGGCCTCGACGGTCCATCCGCGCTCCCTGCACGTGCACTATGGCCTGGTCCACCTCGACTACGACGGCCGCAAGCGCGCGACGGAACGAATCGCCGCGCGTGTGCTGAGCGAGTACGGCATCGGCGGCCGATCGCACGACGTCGCGGATGCCGTGTGCGTCATGGGATTCGCGCTTCACGAGCGCGCCGTGGCGGCGCGGCGCCGGGCGGCCGCGGTGCGTGTCGCCAGCCTCGAGCAGTACCGGTTCACCGGAACAGTCGTGCGCAAGCGGCGCCTTTGAGGGCGCGCGGCGAAATCGGTGTAAGCGCCGTTCCCCGGTTTTTTTTGGCGCTCGACGACCTCTTACTTCCGGAGAGTTTAAAGTCGCGACCAACTTTTAATCAATGAATGCGACATGGCATGCGCGCGAGACGGAGCTGGCAACGAACCACCCCGACGAACAACACTGTACCAGAATGAGCGAACAGGCCTTTTTCTTCCTGTTGATGTTTCTCTTTTCCAAGGGCTATGGAACCTATGCAGTGGTGCTGATCGCGGTCCGGACGCTTACGCGATAAGCAACAACATGCCACGATCGCCAAAGAAACAGCGGCGGCAGTCGCGCGACCTCGACGAGTTGCTGCACGCGAGCGAAAAGCAACAATTGAAGCGGCCGCGCACCGTGACTGTGATTGTGTCACTGTTTTGCCAACAAGTTCTCAAGACATTTTCTGGGCATGTGGAGATACGCGAGGCAGCGCACGATGGTGAGATCGAGTGGCGGGCACCGGGGTGCTTTCGTGATGCAGGGTGGGAGTCTTGCAAAGTCACGGACGTCGGCTGCAACAAAGAGGTCTTCCAAATAATGCGCGGGCTGACGCGGGAGTGGGTACTGGTAGAACGGTGCAGTGTAGATTAACGCGAAACTAGAGCAATTGCGAACGGAGGTAGATGCGTCGGAATAAACTTCAAATGATGTGTTGTTGGTACATCGCCACGAGCTCGGGCACGCTGCGCCGGCCGCATCGCCCGCGGGGAGGTATTTTCGCATGGGGCGAATTTGTAAGCCTCGTGTGTCTGTGTTTTTACGGGACATACGCACGCACCCACCCGCGCGCACCGGGCCTCGGCCTCGGGGGCCTTGTGTTCGTCTCACCGCGTGCGCATGGCTGTCTGGATCGTCGTTCCGTACCGCCCGCAGCCCGAGTGCGACCGCGCCGCCCAGTGGGCGCGGCTTCGCGAGCACCTGGCGGTCCACGGGGCGAAAAGGGTGGTGGTCGCCGAGCAGAGCTTCGCCCACCGGCGCTTCAACCGCGGAGCGCTGCTCAACCACGGGGCGCTCTGTGCGCTGCGCCTCGGCGCCCGGGCCATGGTCTTCCATGACGTGGACCTGCTGCCCGGCCTCGCCGGCACGGGGCACTACCACGACCCCGGGCTCTACGCGCAGGGCGCGGTGCACCTCGCGTCGCGGTTCGGGCGCTACCAGGGGGCGAGGTACTTTGGGGGCATCGTGGGGATCTCCGCCCGCGACGTCGCCCGCACCAACGGGTACCCGGCCCGGATCTGGGGGTGGGGCGGCGAGGACGACGCCCAGCGGCGCAGATGCGAGGCGGCCGGCGTCGCGATCGCCGCCCTCCCGGTGCCGATCACGGACCTCGAGGCCCTGGACGACGTCGAGACCAAGCTCGCACAGCTCCGTGCGGTGGGCGCCAAGTGCCCCGACAAGCGGGAGCGGGTCGCGGCGGACCGCTGGACGTGGCACCGTGACGGGATAAACACCACCGACTGGAGCGGGGTCCACTCGGTGCTCATCTACACCCGCGGTGACCTGACGGTGGTGCGCCTGTGGGTGTCGCCACCGTACTGATATTTTCGCACGTTACTAGAAAACCCCGCACAATGACCATCATGATGCGCCCAAGCGACCTGCCCGGTGGCTATACCGGCCGTACCAGCACGGCGCTCGGCGCCGAGTCAACCCTCTCCTCCTGTCGCATGCATGGCGAGTCGGACGGTCTAATCCTGTCGACGGCGGGCACGGCGACGACGCCTCTCCCCTGTGGAGAGCGGCGCTACGTCGTGCATTCCGAGGACGACATGCGGCCCCGATCGGACCGCACCGACTGCACGATCCGCGGCGAGTACTCCCTTCGCGGCCGCGACAGCAAGGTGCTAGAAACGGGGTCCATGGACACGGGGTACGAGCGACTGTAAAAAAATGTTTGCGATGGGTCAAATGGACCTGATCTCTGACGATGTGCTCCAGCCCGAGCCGCCGATCCGCGGCGGGGCACGGGGACTGCATATCGAATTCGGGGCGATAGCACGCACCGGTCGTCTCGTCGCGCTATGCTTCGGGCTGGTCGTTGCGATCCTTGTCACCCTGCGCCCGCCCGTGATCCTGGTCCCCGGTGACGACGGGACCGACGGGATCTCGTGGGCGCGGGTCGCCGGCGCCGCGACGGTGGCCGCGGCGGCGACCGTGGTCCTGCTCCACCGATAGGAGCCACATGCGCAGCCGCGGGTGGGATTCGAGCAGTACCGGGCCGTGGCCGACCAGCGCCCCGCCCGGGGCCTCTTCGAGTCGGGCGAGGAACCAGCGCACACACAGTGCAATCTTTTTGTCCTGGCTCTGGCGTGCACCGCACCACGCGCCGTGCCGAGGGATGCCCAGCGTCGCCGTGGCGAGTGCGTGGTGGGCATCCTCGCGGCACCACCGCGATGCCGCAGCGATCCCGTCGCGACCGGGCGGCAGTGCCGCCAGCGCGGAATGCAGTGCCTCCACCACGGCCGCCGTGCCGGTCAGCTCCCCGCCGTGGTCGGCGAACCACGACGCCATGCTCATGGCACTGCGGCCAGTGGGTGATGCTATTTGTCCCCACGTGTGAAAAAATGGGCAACGGTCCGAGCACGGCCGATCCTCCAGAGTTCGAGGACGAGTGGGACCCCGCGGAGTGGGAGACGGCCGAGGCCGTCCTCGCCCATGTCGCTCGGGTCGCAATGACGGGTGACTGTAGGCAGTGCGTGTTTGTGCTGCGAGGGGACACCCCGCGGGCGTTCGTTGCGTGGATCGACATGCGGACGAACGGGGTCCGGTACGCCGAGGTGTCGCATGCGTCGGGCGATGCGGCGAGTGTGTTGCGGGAGCTCGACCGTGGAGCGGTCCCTGGAGAGGCCGAATCGACGGTGATCACACCGTGCGATCGCATATGGGCTCTGGTCCTCGAGCACGTGGCCCGTGGCGAGCCGGTGGTCACCGCCGACGTTGCCACGACGGCGCTCACGGCTGCGGTTCTCCACGCCTGATGCGCTCGATATCCTCGATATGAGTGTCGATATTATTGCCGTACACAATCTGGAGAATTTCATCCTGGGGCTTGGTGCCCACAAGGGGTCGGACCTCTAGAATCGGGATCAGGAACGGGAGGATGATGGTGTGTGTCATGTGGTAGAGAATATTTTTGGCTTCATTGTCGCGATCGTAGTCGATCCCGTCCTCACTGACGACCCAGGTCGGGAACGGCAGGGTCGGAATATCGGTATCGCGGTACATCCTGTCGTAGAAGTCGCGAAACGACGCCACCATGCCCTCGATATCCAGGCGCGTGGCAACCTGCCCATCCGCCATCAGCTTGTTCCACACGCCCGACTCCCTCCGCAGCTTCCTGCTCATGGACGCCTCGGCGACTCGCACAGGGTGCGTCGTGCAGTCGTTATTGCCACCGTACACGCAAGCGTGGTCGGGGAGCCCTCGGGCGATGATGGAGATGATGAACTGTCTGCGAATCTTGACCTCGTGTATGGCATGCAAGAGTTTGACGCGCTGCCCGCGATCTTTCATACTTGCCTCGGCACCGCGCCCGTAGACTCTGTGTTCGCTATTTCCTACAAATTCACCTCGTGCTTGTGCGACCATACCTTGGAGCTCCGGGCTACCTTCTTCTGTGAACAGGACATGTAGATTCGGTAGTTTCAGAAGTTTATTCACCACCCGACCGATATCGCGCCATTGAAAGGTGAGCGAATGATTAGTTGCAGGCTTCTGGCCCAGGGTCGGTATGCTCGTATGTTCGGTGGTTTGTACCAGCTGCCCAAGACTGAGCGACGGATGACGTTCCATTGCTCGTCGAGTGGCCCCCGGATTCCGGAAATATTCCATCGCCTTTCGCTCAGTCAGGTTCGTGGCAGAGTCGATCACTCCCAATATGGGACCTCGCAGTCCTAAACGTTCAGTGGAAACCCAGTACTGGTACTGCTGTGGGTCGGTGGTAGCTGGCGTTTCATACACCACGTGCATGTACAGGGTCCCGATCGCACCATCGGGTGGGCGGATGGCGACCACGCGCGACCGGTCGCGGGGGTTCCAGTGTGCGACATTCGAGAGTCGAGCCACCGCCAGATCATCCGGTGTCATCCCAGGGCCTTCAATCTGGAGCTCGATGTTTGTCGATGCGAGCCCACCCGCCGCGGGCGGTGCATAGAACTGGAGTAGCGTGGCGCAGCACTCGTTCGTCACCCCCTCCGTCGCCACCCCCTCGGGCCCCACCCTCGCCCTCGCATCGTCCTCGGTGTACCCGTATGCCCGCTCATCGCCCGCCGCTGCGGTCCAGACTTTGTAATTGGCGGCATCTTCATTCCACTCTGGGGCTTGCCTGCTGTTCGTAATGTGGACCTGCACGGGGTCCGCTCCGCCGACAAGACTGACCAGTACGACTGAATCATGGTGTCCGGACCTCACCACAGCCGTCCCGCTCTCGGTTGTGCTGTCGGTAAATCTGTAACGTTTGAAGAGCGGGTGCTTCGGCTCTGTCGCGGGTGCATCGAGCCGCTGGTGGAGGAGTTTCGTCCCAGCCAACGCAGCCAAGCCCGCGACAGTGGTGACGCCGAGCGCCGACCCCGGGTTGCTGGGTCGAACGGCGAGGGGGTTCCCTCGGGGCGGTACCGCGATCGCAAACCCTCGGTCTGGGCTGTCGGGTGGTCGGCGGACAGCGACGGCGTTGTCCGCGGACGGAATGAGCACCCTTGCTCCGCGGACGAGCGCACGTCGCTCTTCCGCCGCGCGTCGCTCTACAGCGGGGAGTATGGTGGTCGAGGGGCCCGCCACTCTGTACCATTCCTCGCTGGCGGGCGGTTGGCGGACCGCGACGGCGCTCGAGGGGCCGGGATCTCGCAGTACGTTGTCCCACCCGTCGTACCCGGGCTCTGCATCGATCGCATTGCTGCACCCGGGCTCCACGTCGCACCAGCCGGGCCCGTCGTAGTCGTTCGCGCCAGACTCCGCGAATCGATGCCCGGTGGCGAAGTCGACCGATACTGGCTTGCACTCGCACCCTCCGACGGTCTGTACCTGCTCGGACAAATCGGAACGGGACAAATTGGAGGGCCTGGGTGGCACCGCATTCACCCCCTCCGGCTCGTACTCCTCCTCGGCGGTGGCGCCAGATGTCATCAGAGGGAGGAAGGGCAACAGGTTCCGCACCCAGCTTCCGCGGTAACGACTGCCCCCGCGGATCCGAGGCGGGGTCGCCGTCGCGATAAGGGCACTCAGGCCGATGACGATCGCACCGATCGCCACTGGGCGGGGCTGCGTCAGGATCGCATAGAGCACCGCCACGGTCGTGGCGAGGATGACACCGAGGCGCACGAGCATCCGTCGTTTTTAGTAATTGCGGGATGTTTTAATTGCAGTCGTCGACCATTGCCACTCGCTCGTGGCGCCGGGTCGAGGCCTCCCGGATCTTTTCCAGCAATGCGGTGGCGTGTGCAATGCGCTCCGGCGGAGTGCAGTGAATCAGGCGCTCGACGTCGGTGGCGTATGCGTCGGCTATCGACGCCCGCCTCAGAAATGCCGGGGTCAGCGTTTGTCGCCGCACACCTTGCTTCGTCATGATCCTATACCGCGACGTGCCGTGCTTGTCCTCGATCTCCACCCTTGGAACAATCCCTTCGTTCCGCTGCAGCACGGGCAGCAGCTTGGCCTGCAGCGTCGCAGGGGACGACGGGGGCTGGCTGCACGGGGTGTCCGCAAGCTGCTGCTCGAGCTCCCGCACCCGATCGGCGGCCTCGACGATCCGGTCGGACCCGATCCATGCGCCCGGGGGCGGCGGACCAGTGCACAGTGCGACGACTGGAGTCCACGCCACGCTGGCAGTATGTGCCGCAGTGAGCGCGCAGTTCCACCATGCGGCGAGGCGATCCTCCGCAACGCTGCGCTCTGCGACGTCGTTCTCGTCGCGGCGCATCTTGGCCTCCACCTCGTCGCTGTCCACGTCCGCGACCGCGGATGCCAGGGCGAGAGGCGTGACCGCCCGCTGGGACTGCACGATGCGCACGGCGAGAAAGTCGGTGGGTGTGAGGGCGACGTCGAACGAGCGGCGCTCCTGCTGCTCCCACGGGTAGAGCTCGAGCACGGCTTCCTTGAGAATGCGCCTGGACTCGCTCAAGCCGCGGCGCAGCCCCTGCAACTCGCGACCCGCGGGGCTGACCCGTGCCGTCTTCGCACCGTGGCACAGTGCGGCGTATCTCTGCACGAGGTCGCGTTCTTCGCGTGTTAGAGTGCTCATCGTTACTTTCTCTCCACCGGGAACAAAAAACACCGGAGGATGGACACGCACGGCCTGGACACTACGTGGGCCAAGTACATGGTACTGGCGTACGTTGTCGAGCACATGACGACACGCGAGCGTCGCAATATCTTCATGCACATGCGCAACACGCCGTCCAGTGACGAGGACTGGTTCTTCCCACACCACGGGCTCACGGCGGGCGAGTTCTGCGTGTTCCACACCGTTCAGCAGTCGCGACAGCGGGCGGCGGTGAAATCGTAGGCCCGCTGCTTTTTCGGGTTCTAATAGACAAAACGGTGGGCCGTGGACCATGAGTGAATCGGACGATTCGTCCGACACCAGTTTGCGCGACAGGGCCGAGGCCGAGGCCGAGGCCGGGGCCGAGGCCGGGGCCGAGGCCGGCGAGGCCGCCCCGAAGCGACTACCAGGCGTCACGACCGTAGACGCCGTCAATACAGTCGCTCGGCCAATGGCCCAAGTCCAGGCCACCACGCCGGAGTGGGTCGAGGCTACGGTCATGGCGCTCGTACAACTCGTGCGGCACTGGCACAATGTCATCGTCGCGGACTTTTGTGGACAAATCGCTGATCGTCAGGGGGAGATTGAGCTGCTGCTCAAGTCGCGTGACAACCTCGAACGGCTCGTTTCGCGTTCGAGAACCCCGCCCGACGCCCCCGAGGGCTCCCATGAAGGCGAGAGCGAGTACATGAGCGAGATAAGTCGCACCGTCGACGAAATACGCCCCGCAATCGCCGACACTGCCGCATCTGGTCAGCCCTCACACACCCTCGTGCAGCTGTCCGACACACTGCGGGACACCCTCGAGGATTATGCGATCATGGCGGAGTCCAATGCCCAGTCGCACGTGTCGATGGGTATTAACACCGCAGTCACGGTGTTTGAGTTTGCCAAGTGGTCGGTGGAGACGACCGCATCGTCCGCCACTGCCGCGAAGGAGGCCGCCGATGAGGCAAAGGCCCACGGCCGCGAGCTGCTGCGTACCTCCGAGACGCACTGCCGAACAAACTGCATACGTCTCAAGGAGCGCTGGGCCCAGGTCTTCCACCAGTCCAAGGCACTGATCGCCGGTATGCGAGCGGGTGCGGCCAGCAAGGAGATGACCGTCCTCCTCGACAAGATGACCGCACAGTCGCGGTCCCTCGAGGTGACGCTGATGGGGGACGACGACGGCCGCGGGTGCCACGGGGGGGCCGTGTTCTTCATGCGCCAGCTCGTGCGGCTGGAGAAGCTCCTGAAATCATACGTCGAAGAAGGCCAGGGCTCATCGGACGAGCTCGTGGCTGCGATGCACCGGCAGTCGGCCATCAACAAAGAGCTACAGGCCCTGAACCAAGACATCGAGCAGCTCGAGATCGCACTGAACCAGGGCGCCGGCTCGGAAAAAGACAGGCTGGGCAATGTGAGGAGCCGTTTCGACAAAGAGCAGCGACTCGACGAGGCCTTGTCACGGCGAGTCGACGCCCAGAGGAAGCTCTCGGTGCAACAGAGCGACGTGCATCGACTGGAGGCGCACGTCAAAGACCAGGAGCTGGCAGCGGCCAATATCGAAGCGCTCCCCGCACTCCTCGAGGAGGTCGCGGCCGTCAAGGCCCTCGCCGTGGACTTTGTGGACGAGTGCGGCCGACTCTCGAGTGCCTTCACAGACATTGATGTCGCCGTGGACGAGCACCGCGGCAAATTCGTGTGCCGCCTTGCGACCACCGTGCGCGCCCAGTTCAATCTCGCGATCGACAAAGCCCTCGAGGGGTTTCGCAAAGACACGGGAACACTGGCACAGCAGGTTGCGAAAAACCTCAGGGAGTTCCAGAGTAAGGCGTGGAACCAGCTGACCGTGGGCAAAAATATGGTCGCCTCCGGCTCGGCCTCGATGGGGCTGCTCGGAGCTCTCATCGCCGAGCAGCGCTACCATGCGGAGCAGATGAGCCAGGTACAGCGGCGGTACCACGAGGGCGCGGGTGGCCTGCACAAGCTGTCACAAACGGGCATCAAGCTCGCCGATGCCTTTGGGACTCATGGATCAGCTCGCGGGCCCGCGTGAGAAGCGCCCCCCTGACAGGGGCGTTCACGTCCCCCGCCTCCTCGCGCGCCCGCTTCACGGCGTCTGCGAGCGTCAGCGTCGCCGCTGGTTCGTACTTGTAGCCGAGCATCCGGCTCGTCACAGTGCGGTACAGCTCTCGGTCGTGCTCGGTTCGCAGAAGCGGGTGGGCGAACTCGCGCATCATCCGAACGGTGCGCTCCAGTTCGTCCGCACCGCACTCGCCCGCCTGCACCGCTTCCCATGGCACCGATGCGGGGGGGCTCGTCACCGTCTCGTACAGCTCCGACGGGCGCGAGATCAGCATCTCGTACAGTGGGCGGTGTGCCTGGAGCTCGCGAGCTAAGATCCGCCGGTACTCCTCACTGTCCACTGTGCGCCGCACGACAGACAGCGAGGGCAAGGCGAGGGTGCGTGCTCGGAGGATGTCCTCCATATTTTTTACAATCAAATATACATTCGTTCAGTCACTGCCAACACGGCCCCCAGGTCGCTCGCCGCGAACTTCATTCGTCGTTGCGTGGATCCAGGTCCACCCGCCCACGGTCCCGTTCCACACACAGTGCCAGCCGGGAAGTGGCACGGGCCTCGGCGTCTGCGGCCGCCGCAGTCGCTGCACGCGCATCTCGTGCGCCAGGCCCGGGCACACCATGAAGATCCGTCGCGGCACCGTCTCCCCGTGGGCCCCCACCCCGAGGCGCCACGTTCGTGCAATGCCTCGGAACCGAATGTCCAGCGCCGCACCCCTCCGCATGCGCCGCACCCGCGGGATCGCCGATGCTGCAAACGCCACGCGGTCCGTCTCCTCCTGTGGTTGTTGCAGTGTGATCACCATGGGCGCCTCGCGCGGTCGCCATACGCAGCATCGTGTGTGCGCGGCCACCTCCGATCGCGACCCAGTGAACGGGCATCCCGCATGCCCGCACGGCCGTATCGCGCTGTCAATCGCCCGCTGTATGCATACACTATGGTGCCATCCCGACGGCAACGCCCCGCTCATCTCCCAGTGGGACTCCGTGCGGCACATCGCACACTGCATTGTCAGGCCACCGTCGCGGATGCTGTTCTCGTGCGCCATGCCCTGTGTATCCATGCAGTCGCGCCAGTACAGGTGGCCACAGCGCGTCTCGACCACGAACCGCGGCAGCTCGTGGCATATGATACAGCGCAGGTCCAGCTCAGCGCTCGTCTGCGGGGCGCGCCGAGGGCGCTCGGGGGGCGGCCTCCGGGCCAGCAGCCGGGCGGAGCGACGCCTCTGTGCCCCCGACATGGCCGTCCGGCGCCCAGCCGCTCTGCGAGTTAGTCGCCATGAGAATACAAAACAAGTTGGTCGCGATAAAAATGGAAATCTTGTGGCGACTGGGCTGGGGCGAGCCCGTCGGGGTTCCCGCCAAGCTGCGCCAGGTGTGGGACCCGATCGACTGGCCGAGTGAACGGATCTGTAGCGGCGCACTGGCGCGGGTTGAGCGTGTCGTGCGGGGCGGGCGTCTCGTCGCCCTGAAGCGCGTGGGCGCCGCGGTCAGGCTGCGAGTGGAGCGCGACCTCGCGGCCGTCGAGCGCTGGGCGGCCGTGGGGGGGCTGCTCAGCCCCGGGCTCGGCTCCGCGGCGACCGCCCTCGCCGAGACCGTGCGCCGGGAGCTATCCATGAGCCACGAGCACGAGCGGGCACGCCTGCTGGGCGTCGCTCTGCGCGCCCCCGTGTTTTCTCGCGAGCTGCGGGTCCGCTGCCCCGCACCCGTCGCCGATCTGTGCGACCCGTTCACGTATGCCTACGACTGGGTCGAGGGCACGGAGCTGCACGCCGCCCCACCCGAGGGACGACAGGAGCGAGCGGAGCGACTGGTCGTCGCGTTCTTCGCACTGTGCCACTGCCACGGGATCGTCCACATGGACCTCAGCCCGCGCAACGTGCTGGTGGACCGCGAGGGGTGGCTGTGGCTCATCGACGTGGGCGCCTCGGCGACCCTCGACCCGAGCGCCAGGTGCCTGGCCTGTGAGCTCCACCGGGGGGACAACGACCCCGCGGCCCTCGCACGGCTGCTAGGGTGCTCCGACTGCGGCGCCGCGGAGCTGATCGCGAGGGCGATGCGCTGCTTCACCCACTGCGAACCGCTCCTACCGCCGACCGTGCTGTGCTCGGCCGACTCGCTGCTCGCGGGGCTGCGCATGGGCGCCGCGGCACCGCTCGCGCCACTGCTGCGCGGGGTCGTGACCCTCCTCGGATGCCTCGGGGCCGTGGGGGTCGAGAGGGTGGACGTCGCCGAGCGACTCCGGGCCCTGGAACTGAAAATATAATGTACCGTGGAAATGAGCTGCACAGACGTTGTTGCATTTCGGAGGTCCGTCGTCGAGCCGTGCACCGAGGGGTACGAGTCGGCGAGCTGCCAGGCGGCCGTCGTCGAGGCCGCCGGGCGGTACGGGAGCGAGTGCCTCGACGCCCCGGAGTTCGTGGGAGGGCCACCGTTGCGCCGCTACGTGTGCCCGGGCGCGGGATCGGGGGCGTCCGCGCCCGAGCTCGCGGAGCTGTGCGGCCCCGGAGTGTCCCGCGGCCGGAACGCTGGCACGCCGAGTGCCCTCGTCGCTCCAACGCCCGCCGCCGGCGCCCCCCGGTGGAGCACGCGCGACATGCTGGTCAACACCGGCGTCACCGCGGCCCTCGTGGGGGGGGGCGTGGGGCTCGGGGCGCGCCGCTATTACCAAGACTCTCGAAAACGAGGTAGCTTTGAAAAACTGGACGTGGGCTCGATCGGAACGGGTCCCTCGATCTACGACTCCACCGCCTTTAAGTGAGAGGTGCCCACGGGACCGGTCACTCGACCCCGGCCTCGGCGCCCATGAGCACGAGATCAGAGCCGCTCGAACTTTTTTTCATCCCCGCATAGTGGTGACGCATTGCCAGCAGAGTCGAGTCCAGGGTGATCACCGCAACGTTATTGGCGAGCACCGGCCACTGCTGGTTGTAGAGGGAGTAGACGGCGAAGCAGCAGTTGGCCGTCACGTTCATCGCGAGCGCCCGTGCCGAGAGGTCGAGCGCCGAGCGGCGCTGGTACACCCGGACAATCTGCGGCACCCGCGAGCCGATACCGAGCGCCGTGCCGGCGAGCGAGATGGCCGTCGTGAGCACGTCCATGATGGGCGGGTTTATCCCCAGTGGAGAAGATGGTGGCCGCGACCCGGCCGCGATCCTCGCCGTCGGTGCGACGGCCCTGGTCGCGATGCCCGCCCCCGACCCTCGCCTGAGCGTCGTCCCCACGCCCGCCACCACCGACGACGAGCCGCCGCCCCCGATCGAGTTTTGCACCTCGGTGGGGGGCGGACGCTACCGTGTGCCGCGGTTCTATGCGCTCGAGCACATCGCGCCCGCGCCCCACTGCGTCACCGAGCTGGGAGAGGGGGCACCGCTCCACTCGCGGTGTGTCTTTGCGGGCGAACTGCTCTCGCACACCAAGCAGGCGATGGTCGCCGACCGCATCGCCGCGAGCTGGGCCATGGAGGACCCTAAGCACCACGGGGCCGTCGTCACACTCCCGTGCGGGTTCGGCAAGACGGTGATCGCTCTGAATGCGGTCGCCCGGGCGGGGCGCCGGGCACTCGTGGTCGTGCCGAGCTCCATCCTAGCGACGCAGTGGATCGACCGGTGCGCCACCTTTCTCCCCGGCGCCCGGACGCACGTGCTCCGCGGCTGCGTCGCCAAGACCCGCGACGATCGCTGGCTGGTACCCGGAATGGGGGTCGCGGAGATCGTGCGGACTCTCGAGACGACGACGCTGCGCACGTTCGACGCCCTCGACCGCCCCCGCCGGGTGGGATGCAAGGGACTCCTGCGCGCTGAGATCGTCAGTCCCCGCGAGACCGCCCTCGAGACGGGGGATGGGTGGTACCGCCTCGCCCCGACCTCGGAGTCCGTGACGGTGCGGGTCGTCAGAGCGCCCGCCGCTCCGTGGACCGCTGCCACCGACACGCCAGTGGGTGCGGAGGTCCGCTTCTCCGCCCCGCGCACCGGTGCCAGGCTGCAGGAAATGACCGGCGTGTGCCCCGTCCCGGGGTGCCTGATGGCCGACTCGGACCTGGACGTCGTCGTGACCACGGTCCAGACCCTCGCCCTCGCTCCGCCGCCACCGCACAGCCTGGCACCATTCGGAACGCTGGTGCTCGACGAGGTGCACTCCATGTGCGCACGCAAGTTCTCCGCCGCCATGCAGCGGGCCCCGTGCAAGTATATACTGGCGCTCTCGGCCACGCCAGAGCGGAAGGACGGCATGCATGTCGCCCTACCGTGGCTCTGTGGTCGCGAGGTGGTGCGACTGAGCCGCACATGGGAGCGTGTCGGTGTCCGGGTGCACAAGTACGTCGGTGACCCCGGCGCCGGCCCAATCACACTGCCGAATGGAAAACTGCTACTCGCGCGAATGGTCACACGGATCTGTCGCGATGCGCTGCGCACACGGTGCATCGCCGAGCTCCTGGCCGAGTGTGCCGACGGCGGGCGCCGCACGCTGGTCCTCACGGAGCGTGTGGAGCATATGCAGGCGATCAGTGCCGCATACTCGCGACTGCGCCCCGGGGCCCCGTGCGGAATGCTATGCGGCGAAACTCCGGCGGCCGAGCGCGACCGCGAGAGCACACAGCCCACCCTCTGCGCCACGTACCCGATGTGCCGGCAGGGGTTCGACCAGCCGCGCCTCGACACGCTCATCATGGCGACGCCGGTGACCGCGATTGAGCAGTGCGTGGGGCGCATTCTGCGGGCGCACCCGGGCAAAAAAATGCCTCTGGTCCTGGACATCGTGGACCCGTACTCTATCTTCACGGGCGAGGCGCGGAAGCGCATGCGCCAGTACACCGAGTGGCAGTACGAGGTCGAGCACGGTGCCGAACTGCCCACCGCCGCCGATTCCTAGCATTTTTTTTGAACCAGTACAACCAAAATCATGGCGACCAGAACCAGAGAAGAGGTCACTGCACTGTTGAACAAAATCGTGGGTACGCATGTGGGGTTTGTCATAAACACTCGTCAAAGGTACTTGGACGTGGTGTATGACAAAGCCGCACGGTACGACCTGCAACGTTTCAGCCGGCATGGCTGGGTCGCGGTATTGCAAGACATTGTCAGACACCGGCCACGGGAGATTGTTCATCTGTCCACGGATCAAGAATCGATTCGGCGGCTGGTCATGGTGAAGAACGTCACCGATGCGGAACACATTGTACTGGATTCGATCAATATCGGTGTGTCGTCGAACGTGATCGCCCTGGCCACGATGGAAGCCCCCAACTCCGAACGGGTCATGTTAATTTACGATGTAGACGCAGACCGCGCCGAGATCGCTGCTCAGGCCGAGATGGGTGAATCGCCACTGGAGTTCCAGTCGTCGATCGCGGAGGTCTCGAAATACCAGGATCGGGTCGCCCCGAGTGCACTGCTTCTGGCCGTCTCACTGGCGGTCATCGGGATCGCCGTAGACACCGCATCGTTGCAGCGCCGCCTCAGCACTCGACGCGCCGTTTCGCTGCGGGCACCTGTGCAGGTGGGCGGTGCGACGCCAGCGGATCGCATCGAGGTCGTATCTGGTGCGACGGAGGACATGGTCGGCATGCCGGTCACCGTGCCGCAAGCTCGCCGGGTGTCGGTGCTGGCGGTCGACGAGAATGCCCAGATAATCACACTGACCGCGAAGCTCCTCCCCGTCACGGGAGGGGGGACGGTCACGGTACCCAGTGGCACGCAGGTGGCGATCGGCGACGCAGTCAACGACCTGCACTTCCTCACCCCCGATCGTATCGGTGCCGCCATCGGGGCGGCGGTCGGTGCCACATGGATGGTGCTCACGCTCGTTCAGATGGTCAGTGTCGGGGGGGGTATATTCAAGCCGGCGGTCGAGGTCCCGGAAATTACCCTGCTGCCATCGACGCAGCCAGTAGCATTATTGCGACCAACATCATAAAACAAAAAGAGACTAATTTTGATTGAGGTGAGGCTGCACCGGCGGCAACATGCAACCACTATCCTAGCGCGGATACACCGTGTCTCAAAAATGGGACAGGCATGCGGGCAAGTACGAGCCGGTGGCCCACCTGCTGCCGGGATTTGAGCTGTCGCGCCCTCGTCTGACCTACACCAGCGACGACCAGCTCTACGTGCGGGACGCGACGCTTCGAAAGGTGATTCCAGTGCAACGGTGCAGGCTGCACAGCGTGGCAGTCGCATGGGTTGACGAGCAGAGGAGGCTGCAAGTGGAGAAGGTACGGGAGGAGGTGCGGAAATCCAAACATGGAGGGGGGGCTAAGCGTAGTGGAGACAATAGCATCGCCGGAGGTGTGCGAAGTGGTGGAAGCGAGCGCCAAAGTTTTGATACCAATGGCGACTGCAAGCGACGGAGGCATGGTAGTCGCGCGGGGAGCGGTGGAGTGGGCAACGGGATGGGAGAGTGAGCACGAGCACGAGGCGTTTGTGATTGACGGGGGCGATGAAGACGTCAGCATCGACCCCACGGACGAAGGACTGGTGCGGTATGCGATTGCAGAGGTGGAAGCAATGTGGAAATTACTGGTGGAGTGCGGGGCGACGGGGAGGGAAGTCTACCTGCTGGAGAGAGTGCACAAAAGGGAGCGATACGGGGGGATGGAGAGCGTAGTGATGCGAGAGGTGATTCGAGACATGCAACTGGAGGGCTGCGGAGACGAGACGGGGAGTGATGACGTAGATACGTGGGTGCGAGACACGGTGGGGGCCTCGATGACAGAGGAGCACGGAGCGTGGGCACGGATACATGTACGGTGCGAGCCGGGGTGCGAGCGCACGGCCTCGGCGGCAAGGGTGATGCCTATCGCGGGCGTAGACACGGGCGTGCTGCAGGATCTGGCGCTACGCCTGCCGGTACTGAGACTGGTGGAGTGCGAGCAGGGGGCACCGGCCAGTGTCGAGGTGCATAAACTACGATGCAATGCATTGTCGCCGCGGCGCATATGCAAGGCCGTAACCGGCGACCAGGGCGTCGGAGAGGGGGGAGTGTCGTGCACACTCGATCATGGGAGGCGAGGGCGGGGGCTGCTGATAGAGTGGATGCGACGCGAACGAGGCATTGCACACGTGGCCTCCGTGCCCATCTCATCGGTGCATTTCCCAACGACCGCGACCCTGGCACCCTGTGTGCTGGCACAGTGGCGCGACGATCTGTACTCGGCGACCGACGGGGTGCCGGTGAAAATGGTGCGACTCCTGGGGGAGGCGACGAATGCCACGAACGCAGCCAATGTCGCGGTCTACGTGTGCACGCTCGCACCGTTCACGACCACGCCGCCCCCCGCGGCGACGCTCGCGGCACTGGTGAGCCAAACGGTACTGCCCATGTCGGCCCTGGCCGGTGCTGTCGAGTTTACGATCGCCCTGTGTACACTCTCTGAGACGACCGTGGCCCGAGTGGGGCACCCGCCCACGCCCCTCGAAGCCGCGACGATTGTCGCCTCAATCGCGGCGGCGGGAGATACGGCGACGGCGGCGGGTGAGCGCTCGACAATGGCGTCCATGCTGGGGGCCCACACCGTTCGCTTGTCAGCGGCGCATCAGTGCATACCACTCGCAGCGCACGAGGGGCTGTTCCCCGGCGCACCCGAAATTCTATCGTAGGATGTAAATAGAGTCCACCCGGGAGATGCTGGATATCTTTGTCCCCACCACTCCGGCCCCCGTCTCGGTGCCCGCGGCCTCGGCGCCCACGGCCCCTGTGGCCTCTGTGGCCTCGGCGCTCCCCGCCTCGGTGCCCACGGCCTCGGCGCCCGCGGCCTCGGTGCCCGCGGCCTCGGCGCCCGCGGCCTCGGCGCCCGCGGCCTCGGTGCCCACGGCCTCGGTGCCCGTGGCCTCGGTGCCCGCGGCC